ATGAAATCCGAGGCGTTGCTGAGGGAAGCTGCCGAAGAATTTGGCGTAGATCCTAAAGCCGAGATGTACAGATTGCCCGCAGGTTTTGTTGGAGCTTACGCAGAAGCGGACGCCCGCCTTACTTTAGACCTTTGGAATCATTTCAAAGCTCTCCTATCGAAAGAAGATTTGTGGCAGATTTTTAATCTGGAAATGGAAGTGCTTCCCCTTTGTATTGACATGACGTGGACAGGGGTCCGTGTAGACTTAGACAGCGCAGAAAAGCTCAAGCAAACCCTGATAAAAGACGTTAAAAAAATCCGACAAAACATTAAGAAGGAAACGGGCGTTGACGTAGAGCTTTGGTCCGCTGCAAGTGTTGCGAAAGTTTTCGACTATCACAAAATTCCCTTCTCTCGCACTGCGACTGGGATGCCTAGCTTTACCAAAAACTTTTTAAAGGGACATCCTCATCCTGCCGCCAAACAAATAGCAGAAGCACGAGAAACTGACAAAATAGGCAACACGTTTCTTAATTCAATTTTCCGTTACGCAAAAGACGGCAGAATTCACGGACATATAAACCAATTGAGAAGTGATGGAGGGGGTACTGTATCGGGGCGGCTATCGATGAGTAACCCGAACCTACAGCAAATCCCAGCACGTAATCCGCTGTTTGCCAGCAAAATAAGGGGCCTGTTCCTGCCGGAAAAAGAAGAACGATGGACATCGATTGATTACTCTCAGCAAGAGCCGCGCATCCTAATACACTTTGCAAGCCACACGCACCAAGGCCTGTCAGGTTCAGAAGATTTTGTGACCGCTTATCGGGAAGATCCAAAAACCGACTTCCACCAGATGGTCGCATCTATAACCGGGCTGGGACGCTTTGAGGCCAAGACTTTGAACCTCGCTCTCATCTATGGAATGGGGGTGAACCGCCTCGCGGAAACCCTCGACGTGGCAGTCGAAGACGCAAAACAACTTATGTCGCAGTACCATGACAAGGTGCCTTTCGTCAAAGAATTATCCGAGGTGGTCCAACGCAGAGTCAAGGACAACAAAAGCGGCGGCATAATAAGAAGCCTGCTGGGACGAAAATGCCGGTTCGATTTGTGGGAGCCCAATCTGTTCGTATCATCACGCGCATTGCCACGGGAGGAGGCACTCCACGAATACGGGGACAACATCCGAAGGGCCTATGTATATCGCTCTCTCAACCGTCTAATCCAAGCCTCCGCAGCGGACATGACAAAAAAGGCTATGGTGGCGGTCCATGCGGAGCTATCTCATACCCCACTTATCCAGATACACGACGAACTAGCCTTTTCCGTATCCGACGAAAAGACCGCCAGAGAAATTTGTACCGTTATGGAAAATGCAGTTGAAATAGCCGTTCCCACCCCCGCAGATATAAAAATGGGCGACACCTGGGGAGCCTTGCATAAACTCTCATAGAATGTTAAATTCATAGTAGAGGAGGATTAAATTGTGGATCCAATAAAGTGGAAAAGCGTCGTAATTAGCATTGGCACCTACAAAATGCTTAAGGCGCTATCTATCGCCAACCATCGAACTATTTCCGGTCAACTGACGCATGTGCTTGAGTTATATGTGCGTGATGGAGCGGGACAACATGACGATGAAAAACGAGCTGTCAATCAGTGATACCTCTCGACGCGCCAGCGTAACCGAAAGCATCCCGGGAAAGGAGTTTGCTTTTGCCGTTACCGTAGGATTTCACCCCACCTACGGGCACCCCCTTGAAATTTTTCTTACCCAACGAGGACGGAGCGGCTACCCCTTCGAGGAGGCCCTTTATGACCTAGGAATAACCGCTTCTAAAATAATGCAAGAATATGACACATCTTCTAGGAAGATTTTAGACCTTGAAAATCAACTGTCCCTAGCGAAAAACCAACTACGACATTACCGGCAAATCGTAGGGGAAACAGACTAATTTACACAGTAACAATAGACTTTTCTTCATAAAAAGATTTGTTTTTTAGGCAGTTGAACGTATCCTCTAACCCTTTGATAGAGGACGAGTTTAGTGCCAGAAACACAAATCTTATCCAAACAAGAGCGCGGGGCCTGGGCGGAAGTTTTTGCGGCCCAATGGCTCATTGAGCGTGGCTACTACGTCTCTCGAAACATTGCACACCAAGCCCCTTTCGATTTAGTTGCAGTCTCTAAGTCTGGTCGAGTAATATTGTTTGACGTTAAATTCGTCTCCTATAAAGGACGGCGAAGGGACGCTAGCACGTTCCGTGTTTTAAGCGATCTACAGAAAGTGATGGGGGTACACCTGCTGGTCATCGATAATGAGAGCAGCGTAAGCGTTGCTCCTCCCCTGAATGGTGAACCGGAGGTCGAAAACCCCCCAAAAGATTATCCAGATAATGCCTAGAAAAATTACCTTTGCTGTTTTAGCTCTCTGCCTTTTCCTCGCACCACTTACGGTAGGCGCAACAGATGCCCCCGTGCAACGCATCACTGAGATGTTATATCCAAGTGTGATGGTGGATATGAGCAGCGCCCGTGGCTCGGGGACCGTGATCCATTCAAGCTGGCGCGACGACGGCGAGGCCTGGACGATGATTTTGACCAATCATCACGTCATAAAACTAGCCGTGAAACTTTTTGAGGAGTACGACCCGCAGAAGGGCGAAGAGGTTAAAAAGGAACATCGTCGCCCCGTGAAGGTCAGGTTTTGGAGTTACAATAATTTTTCCGCTGCCATTGGCACAAGCGGACGAACCGCTCATATTGTTGCGTGGGATAAACACCGAGATTTGGCGCTACTCCGCGTAGAAGACAAGGAAAAAATATACGAAAACGTGGCTACGTTGTGGCCGGAAGATGCCGATGGGCCTTACGTTTTCCAGAAAGCTTGGGCCGTGGGGAGCGGGCTGGGCAACCCGCCGTATCCAACCGAGGGACTCTTATCCAGCACCACGGCCAAAGACCGCGACGGCTATTCCTTGTATCAGGCCAGCGCACCCATCATATTCGGGAATAGCGGCGGCTCTCTGTACGTTTACAGTAAAATCAGGGGCCACTACGAACTGATTGGGGTCCCCAGCATGGTAAGCGCCGTAGGATGGGGAACCCCCATTTCCCATATGGGCTGGAGCAGACCGATTGATGAGATTCGTGCATTCATTCGTGAAAATGATTTTGGCTGGGTTATCGGGGATCCTCCCTCGGAAGAAGGCGAAGAAGCAGATGACGCTGATTCTTCCGAATGAGCCGCTTTCCTTCCGCATCAGGTTCACTATTGACGGACTGCCGGAGGCTGAAGGGGGTTGGACATTTCCCTCAATTGAGGAGGCGCAAAACATGGCTCATTTCACGCTGAGACAAGCCTTGTTAGGCCAAGGGGAACCTACAGGAATCGCTCAAATTTTTGATTTTGAAGGGAACCGACTCGGCTACATGAGCGCAATTTTATACGACGATACAGAGCATTGGGCCTGGAAGGACGAGTCCAGTAACTTCCATGATCGAATATCCCATTGACAAACCGGGCAACCGTAAACTATCATCTACCCTAGATTGTGTGTTACCTCCCAGTGGCGAAAGTCACACTTTGAGGCCTCCCTACGAGGCCTCTTTTTTTTCCAAGAAAAGATGTCGCTGGTGCGGCCTGACCGTTAATTTTGGCGAGTGCTGGGGAACCCAGCACAAGGGAATCTGGGTGTGTGATTGTGGCAAAGAGATTTAAAAGCCGGAATCCTGTTGCCGCGTCCTTGCGAGAGGGACAATTCCGCCCGCAAACAGTTCGGGCCAGAAAAGGAAAAGGCTCCTATGATAGGAGCCTTTTGAAAGCCTGCTTGAAGTGCCTTTAGCGATACCGTGGGCCGCAGCTACTTATCTAAATTACCAATCGAAACGTTGCAATCGTCATTGATTCCTCCACTTCAGGAAAGAGAGCGATAGCTCTAGCATGCATTTTTTCCAATCGATCAAGATTCCAGTCTAGACGCTCGTGCATTTTTCCCCGCGTTTTAACTTTGAGTGAATCAAGGCTCGTTTTTAGAGCATCGCAAAGTTCTCCCCGTTCTTTAAGTCCTCGCTGAATGAGTTTCTGCGCCGTGCGCTGGTCCCCGGTCAATTTCACACCTACCCATTTGCCCTTTTCCATGTGGTTATTTCCCGGAGGCTACAATGTAGTCCACCGCGTCATCGAAGATGTCGGTGGCCGCTTCATCAAAGCCGTGGTTTAACGCCAAGGTTGTCAAGCTATCGGCGCGGGCAAGGATTTTGTTTACGTTGTGTTCGTCCTCATCCCACTCCAGAGATTCGCCCCAGGCAGGGCGCTGGTCCTTGAAAAAATTATTTAGATTCATGTGCCTACTCCTCACTGAGAGACCGGACAGAGCCTAACAACGGTCCAGGCTCACCGTGATTATCTAACCACTTTTTCGCCACCTCCAGCGGCCCGTCGAAATAGTTCAAGTTGCACATGCCAACAAAATAACGGCGCTTGAAAATCATCCATCCCGAAAGAGGATGCGCAGTTTGCAATTGGGTAACAATTTCTTCCACACGTTCTTCCAGCGTTTCCCCAATCTTTGATCTGAGGTTCAGCAGGAACCAATCCTCCTCGTCAAAACTGAGCCACAAATTCGGCCCCTCATCCTCCTCCTCAGAGGCACTGCAGAAGTAAATCTTGTCCATATTCATTTCACGTCCTCCTGTTATAGACCAACTCACTGAGAGTAGGTCCGGTGGAGGCCCACGGTATCGCTAAAGACACCGTGATATCTCAGTCGTCATGGCGATGCCGTGGCCCCGTTTCGCCTAGCGCTTATAATTTCTAGCTAGTTGGCTGGGAGTGAACCCTTCAGAATCCCATAGTGACGGGGGAAAGGTTGTTAAAGTCCAATAACCGTAGACGCATCGTGTGCCGTTACGGCTACACTCGTATGTGTCTCGCAGAGTGCCGTAAATGAATGCGGCACAATGCCTCGACAGGTTTAGCACGAGCCGCCCGGTCTTGGGCAACTCCCCAGGCCTCAGATGCACCTTGCATCCAGAACCGATTTGCATGGTAGGCGTCCACTCAAATCCGAGTCCATCCATGTAGTTCTTGAACCATTTACGTTTTGTCATGATGCCGAGTCGGGCAGTCTTTTGGCAAAATACACCAAAGGGTGATCGCTTCGACAACCGCTGCTTGGCGTTGCCTTCTGCGAGAGCGCTATAGACTTCCTGATAAGGAAGCTCGGCAGCGATTGCAACGGCGCGTGTGACGCAGTCGCCCACGCTGCCCTTGTAGCCAGCGGCCTCGCGGCCACCATCGTCATATCGAAAAGAAACCATGTGCTACCTCCTTGCGCTTACGCGCAGTTGAGGGCCACGGCATCGCCATGACGACTGAGACAAAAATATCCGTTCTGTTAAAGAGCGAGTCAGGGACGGACCCTAACTGTTATTAACTACTATCCCATA